GCATCAAGGGAGTATTTATGTGATTGGAGACACCGAGGTGTACACAGGAGGAAACGCAGGAATGTTTGGTGCATTCCCAAGCACAGATAGTTCTTCATATAGTTACACAGACCCTACTTCAAATGACCAACAAGAAAAAGAACAGAATTTATTTTATAATAGGTCTGCTCAATACGTTGAAACTACTGATGGTTCTTCAACAGGAAAGAAACCTTTAAACTTTAACACCAATCGATTTGATGGTTGGTACTTATATTAAGGAGAGAATATGGCATTTACTAGTGCAGAGGTAAATAAATGTGCTATACTATTAGCAGATAAGGTAGTTTTAAATTCAACTTTTGTTAAGTGGTCGTTTATAATTATAGACTCTTATGGCAAAACATATGAATGGGCAGAAACATCTGAGAACCTAAACTATGCAAGCGCTCCCACATCTAGTCAAGTAACCGATTATGTAAGTGACTATTTACAGGGAAATGCTCACGCATCAGGAGGTGGAACATATAGTTCTGTTGCACCAACACAGGAGACAACTCATATAAAAGTAAATATTACATATGATAACGGTTCTAACTTAGCAACTGAAAGACCCGGAAAAGACCCTGCTCCTCCGGGTAACCCTAATTAAGGAGATTAAATGGCAGAAATTAACAATATATCTGTAAGTGAAGTTTTAAGGCACTTACGAACAAGGGTAGAAGACGACAATGATTTAGGTTTTTCTTTGCAACAAAAATTAGATGCTCTTGATACATCACAAAGATACTTGTGTACTATAATACATAATTATTATTTAAAAAATTTAGAAACAGAAGAAGTAGTGACTACGGATTCAGATGGAGATTTTGTAATAACAGATTTAAATAACAAAGTTTTTAGAAATGATATTTTAACTATATCTACTTTAAAAAACGGTCATTTGCACACTTTAGATAAAATAGAGTCTGACGATGTCACAAGATTAAGTAACACTTATTTATCAGGAGACTTAGATTATCAAATGTGGTATCAGTTTGGAAATAAAGTTCATATATTTCCTTTAGCAGATGAGGGCGAATTTATAGTTCAATATATAAAAGAACCTACATTGTTTTATGATGACGAATCTACTACTCAAGCAACTGATTGTGATTTAGATATAGTTTTAATAGATGCTTTGCTAGATTTTGCAGAGGCTAACTTATGGAAAATAGATAACAAACCTAATAGAGTAAAGTTGGCTTTTGAAATAGGGCAGAACAATATACAATTATTAAATAATAGATTTGCTCAAGAAAGAACTACAGGAGTCGGTCAAGTTGGAAAAGGAAATACTTAATGCCTAACTTAGTTATTCCATTAAACTCAGGTATAGATAATTTTTCCGATGGTGAAGAGGTTGGAGTAAAAGGAAATTTAAATTTAGAAAATGTCTATATAAACACTCCGGGGAAAATAATTCAAAGACCATACGCATCGGACTTAATAACTATTCCTAATTTAAAAATACATCAAGTAAAAAGATGGGCAAACCCTGACATATCTTTTAATGAATTTGGATGGATAGTAGTATGCGAAGATTTAGATTATAATTTAAACAACAATTTAAATCCAAGTCAAAAACAAATAAGATTATACAATAGAGATTTTTCTCTTTATCAGTTTGTGACTTTAACAGATGTAAACCCTTCTAAAATTGAGATTTTAGAAAATGTGGCTCTTTTTACAATGGGCGTAGGTGATGAATCTCTTAGGTATAGATACGTAAATATGGATTTTTTTGACAAACTGCATAGTTTTAATGGTTGGCATTTAGATATAGGTAGACCGAGAAATACATTTGTTACTATAAAAAGTGTATCAAGTAATGCAGGTGGTGGTAAGTTAGAAGACAATAAATACTTTTTCTATAAAGTTGTTCCTGTTTTTAATATGAATCCACGTTGTCATTCTATAGATATATATAGAGCATCAGGCACAACTGAATTAGAAGATGATTTAAATTACTACAAAATAAAATCTATATCTACAGTTCAACCTTTAAGCCAAACAGGTGCTATAAATGACTTTTCTAACATCTCTATGTCAGTTGTAGATAATGGTAGTTTTTATGATAGTGGAGCAAGTGCAGAGTATAGTCCTGACGATTGGATGTGTATATTGCAACCACAACACGCACAAGAACCATTATTATCAAACGCAAGTTCTTCTGATTTTACTATGATAAGACTTTTTAACCCTACAAATGGTACTGAGGAATATCCACAAGCACGGAGGGAATCTAATATTGCGCCTACTCAATACGCAACAGGAGATACGTTACCACTATACATTACTAATAGTGATGAAGATATGCCTTGGTATGACAAACCTTCATATTTAACACAATATTCATATACAAAAGATGTATACCCTATTATAGGATTTAACCATACTCAGGCAGATGGGGTAAATGACAATGCCTCGGATACTGCATTATTGGGAGCAAAATTAAGACAAACTTCACATAACTCGGCAGGTGATAAAAATTGGGTAATGGTTAAAAGAGAGAATAAAATTATTGATGGTAATTTTATGCACGATTACCCTAGTACAAATTGGACTACATCTGTACCATATTCAATGACATCAGGTGTTCCTAACGACCAATCCGGAGATGTTTCTTGGTTTAATAACGGAGTTTATGCTAATCAGGGAGGGCATAAAAGAATGTGGTTTGATTACCAAAGACCTCAAATGGTAGCAGTATTTGACAACACTCTTATGAATATGGGAGGAAGAGCCTATGCCTCGGATGACGGAAGCGCAGTAAATAATTGTTTTATGCAAACCGTAACTTTGGAGGCAGGAAAAAAATATTGGGTACAATATTCTTTTCAATGGTGTATAGGTGATAGCGCAGGTTCTCACCAAAATAAGCAATGGGTAAGATTTAAATTATCAACTCCTAATGGTGCATACAATAATGGGAGTAATAATAATTGGATTTCAAATGATAATGTAAATGGAATATTTCATCACGAATATAATTCAGGTACTAGGCATAGACAAAGTGGAACTAATGTTTTAGGAAACTACGAAAAGGGTTGGTGGAATTATTCGCAAATATTTACTGCAACTGCAGGAGGTGATTACACTTTCAATATGTGGCTACATAGTAGAGTAGATTATGCGTACTCAAGTTTTGGAAGCGTACTGCAATGTCTTAGATTAAAAGATGTTGGTATATTTGAAGTAGATGAGCGTGCTAATTATTATGCAGGCAATAGAGTTATTATACCTAATGGATACACTAACTCAGACCCTGCAAATCCAACTAATCCGGCTATATCAACAAACGATTATCAAGGTGGTAATGTTTTTGTAGGTGATACTAAGTTATCTATAGAAACTAATGTAAATACTGTTTTTGAATTAGAAGATGTAATTCCATCTTCTTATATAGGTTCTTCACCTGAAGTTTTAATAACAAAAGGTTTAAATACTAGCAAAACTAATGAAAATGGAAGAGAAGTACTTAATCTTGAGTTCAATGATATTGGATATTCGTCTGTGCAAAAGCATCAGTCTCACGAAACTCCGATAAATGTAAAATATGAATTTTCTCAGTATATAGAAGGAAGAATGTTTGTTGCTAATTGCAGATATACAAATGAGCAGTATGATGATGTAGAGCAAGATTCAAATCTTGTTTTATTCTCAGAATTAAATCAACCTAATGTAATTCCTGTTACCAACTATATAAAATGTCAAGACAATCAAGGTGGCAATATTACAGGCTTAGGCGAACTTATGGGCAACTTAGTTGTGTTTTTAGAAGACAGTATATGGAGAATAAATGTTCCATCTACCGACCCTAACGCTTGGAGTTTAGTAGAGTCAAGCAAAGAACTAGGTTGTACTTCAAAATCTAGTATTGTATCTTATGAAGATGGAATATTTTTTGCAAACAAAGAAGGTATTTGGGGATTGAGCCAAAACTTTATGCCAAAAGAAATTAGCAAACTTTGGAGAGAACATTATCAAGCAAATTATGATAACCATACTCTTATACATTACTGTCCTAAGTCACATATGTTATATGTAAATCAAAACAATCCTTATGAAACTTGGGTTTTAGATGTTAATAACGACAATCAAAGTACTGCTTGGTTAAAATTAGTTGAAAAAGGTGGTGGTTCTGAAATGTCAGGATATTCAGGATTTATGGTTGATGAAACATCTAAATCCTTCTTTTTTGAAAACAGAGAAAATAGTTGCGTGATAGGTGAATTAGAACCTAAAAAAGGAAATTATAAGTCAGGAATGACTAAAAAAACAGGATGGATAAGATTAGGCGATTTAGATAAAAAAAGTATGGTTAGAAGAATTAATATAAGATATAAAAATAAATATGAAGGTAGCGATTTTGCTCCGGATTTAAACATATATGTTGACGGTGCAGATAATGCAACTTTTACAAAACTTGGAGATGATTTGTTCTTGGATAAAACAGGAAATGAAGCGATTGCATCTTTAAGATGTGGAGTAAGATGTAAATATTTTAGTATAGAATTAAGCACATCTTCTAATACTGATATAGAAAGCGATATAGAGAATATGTTTGAGTTACTATCTTTCGAGGTAGAATGGGAATAATATGGCTATTATAAAAACAGAAGTAGATACAGATAAAGAGAAGAAAGTTACAGGTAAGGGAGTTGATTATGTATCTAAAGAATTAGAGCAAATAAATTCTAGGTTTACAAAAAAAATTAATCAAATAATGGAACACTTGGGAATATCTATTGACAGTATTGGTAATGTTGAATCTGATGGACATTTAAATAATATGTCAGAAAAATTAGACGCAGTATCTGATACCGTTACAAGTAGTGTTATGATTGCAAAAAAATATGAAACATCGTTTACAAATACATATAATTGGGATTTTGGACTTATTTGGACAGTAAACCACGGATTAGGTGGAGTTCCTGATATGTGTCAAGTATGGGCAAAAATTAGTGGTTATTATATGTTGTTAGGAAGTCAGGTTTCTGATGTTAATTCAGGTGGAGGAAATGATATAGAACATACAAGTATTGTGGTAAGTAGTACTTCTATAAGGTTTGAAAGCGCAGGTGACCCTGATGACCCTTATTTTTGTATTAATGGAGTGAAGAAAACGTATAGTGATATTACTGATTATAAAATAATAGCAATCAAGTTTTAGGAGAAATTATGAATTGGAGACAGTTAGTAGATAGATGTGGTTTGTTTGTAGATGCAAATAATAGGCTTTTATTAAACCTACTATATGAAGCAGAAGAGGTGTTAACACAAGAATGTATGCTTTATGAAGATGAATTTACTGAGACGCTTGCGTCTGAAAGTGATACTGTAGATTTACCTGACATAGACTCTATAAAAACTAGCCTGCAAGGGTCTTCTTTTGTTGCTCCAATACAAGTAATAGTTAATGGCAATAAGATAAAAGCAATGCACGAAGATGAGTTTTATTTTCAAAACAATGGTACAAAACACAAAGGGTCTCCTATAGGATATTCTATAAAAAATAAACAAATTAATTTTTCGCATATTTTGAAAGCATCGGATGTAGTAAAAGTATTATATTATGGTATGGTTAGAGACCATAGTGGAATATCGCCTAAAATACCAACTATTTATCACAGAGAGTTGTGTTATTATGCGTGCTATATGTCACAGATTAAAGATAATGCAGATATTGCATCTACTTTTTTAAATCTATGGACACAATCTATTGAGAAAATTAAAAACTCTGAAGGGAATAGAGATATGGTATATAGTATAAAGGAGGAAATTTAATATGTGGTGGTTAAAGCCGGTAATAAGTGGTGCAATAGGAATGATTGGTGCAAACCAACAGAAAGCACCACCTAAATACAAAAGAACAGAAGCAGAACAGTCTATGGTGACCTCTCTTGAAAATAAAATGAGAGATGGGTTTGATGTTGATGCAAGGATTAGGCAACAAACAAGACCTTTATTAGACTCTGCACAACACTCCAAAGACCAAGCAATGGGTAGAGCAATAAGTTCAGGTATGCAAAACTCTATTATTACAGATGAATTGATGAGAAAAATTGATAGAAATACTCAAGAAAGAGTTACTTCTATATCAGAGCAAATTGCTATACAAAACCAACAA